CAGCTCCAACTCTTTTAGTTGCTTCTTCTGCAAATCTATCGGCTAGTTCTTCTGAGGCTAATCTACCTCTAGAACCACCAAAAGCACCTTTACTAATAGCGTCTGCTCTAGTGCCTATATCTGCTTTTTGGAAACCTTCTGTTATATCTTGTATTGTTTGATCAACTACAGCATCTTCGAATGGATTGTAATAAGCATCTATTGCACTAGGATCAAAAGCACCTAACGAAGCTAAACCTAAATCCTCTGCTCGCCTAAAAGTTCCAGCACCTTGATCTAATAAATCTTGTGCTCTTGTTGTACCAGCCCCTGCTTCTAAAGCTCCTAAATTTAATAAACCTGATTGTTGGTCTAATAACGGCTGATAACTACCTACCGAAGCATCGGATAATAATTTCGCATATTCTTCTCGAGGGTCGAAGTCTGCTACTCTTTGTCCTGTATACGTAAAAGGACTAGTATCAGCTTGACCAAACTGATCACCAAGTTGACCTTGTAAAAAACTTTGTAAAAAAGGAAAGATACCTTCTTGTAAAAAATCACCTACAAAAGGTGCGGGGGCTTGGGTTGCAAATTCTTGTTTAGCCATATTTCCTATTTCCTTGAGCGTTAAACTTTTTTAAATTAGCAATACCTTTTTTATGGTTACCACCGCCTGCATTTTTAACAGCAGCGTTAGATAACATAAACTCACCATCACTAGCCATAACAGGCACAAGATCGTCTTTAGGACCTCCTGGACCGCTAATTTTACCACCGTTAGGCATAAAATTTTTCATAAAAGGCATACCATCAGCCGCATACATAGGTTCTAAACCAACGATTCCTGGTTTGGGAACAATATCGCCTTGTCCTCTACTCATAGTTCTATCTTCTTGACTACGTAGTAGTTGTATTATAGGACTTAAACTTTTTATTATTTGAGCTATTTCCTCAGTGCTCATACCAACAAGCCCAAGTCCTGATGATATTCCTCCCCCATCAGCCATAAAACCCATTTTATTACGGACTTCTTCTGGTAATTTAGCTAAACCTTTATTACCCTCTGGAATAGCTTTTAATTCTTTACCTTCGGCTGCTGTTTGTACTTGTTGACCTTCTAATATCTTACGTAAAAGTTCAGCTTCTAAATCGCCGCCTGCTTCTAAATCATCTAATGTTCCGAAGTCTCCTGACATTTCGACTTCGCTGCCTTGAATCGGCATAACAGGTATATTAGAACTTCCAGGAGCAACACCAACGGTAGTACTACCAAGTACGTCAGGCTGTTTAGGTTTTTTTGCAGCACCTGCTACACTAGCTATGGCTCCTATAATAGCTGCTATTTCCATTCCTGTCATAAATCTACCTTTAATTTAAGCGGGTTATAAGCCATTCCCTTACGGCTGCAGCTACATTGACTGATAACAAGATTATACGTTTGTTTAACTCTAGTGTATAGTGGGAGCATATTCTTCAAGTTCGTCAAAATCTTCTATAATATCTACTAATTGACCCACTATAACGACTTTATACTCGTCAGCCTTCTCCTCGGCTTCTTTGAAGTTTTCTGCAATAATATTAGGACCTGCATAAAGTTTTCCTTTATACAAAAACTCTGTTAAAAATATATACATTACCTTCTTTTCGTTGTTCTTCTAGCTTGTTTGAAGTTCTTTTTACTAGGTGCACCTTTTGATCCTGGTTTACGCATACGTTCACCGCTACCCGCTTTTATTCTTTTACGTTTAGCGTGTATATTCGCCCACAATCCTGGACGTTTGCTTTTAGTCTTTTTCTTCATTTAACACTTCCATCTTCTTCTTGCTTGTCTCAACCTAGAATTAGGATTTTTAGCTGCTTTTGGAAACTTTTTCATCTGACCTTTTGACCTTGCACAAAAAGATTTACGACGTTTAGCCGCTTTACTGCCTTTCTTGACTTTACCTGTAACAGCTGTTTTTAGCTTCGATCCAGGATTCATACGCCTATAAGCTTTGACTCCTGCCGCAGTCATACCCGCACCTTTTTTAGTAGGTCTAAAATTCTTTTTATTACGTTTAGGCATTTTCGCTTGTTTTCTAGGCACGTTTCCTCCTTCTCGTAGTTTTTCTTTTCTTTTTAACAAAAGTTCTTACGTTTGTTGGTTTACCTCCTGGATTACCAGCAGCTCTTTTTCTACGTACCGCACTTCTTCTTTGTGCAGCAGTCATTGATCTAGCTTTAGAACGTGGTACACATTTAGGGTATTTACGTTTACTTTTACCTTTAGCGGATTTACGACCACATTTTTGAAATTTACCTTTTTTCTTAGGAGCACCAATATCTACCCAGTCTCCTTTAGGTCCCTTGCCAAACCATGCTGTTAGTCCACCTTTAGGTTTTGCCACGTTTCTTCCTCTTACTCCTTATCGCTTCTTTACCACGTTTAAATATAGCTGCGACTTGGTTTTTACCCATAACTTTAGCTCTCTGTTCGCCAACTGTAAGTATTTGTATTTTTCTAGCAAACGGTTTACTAATTTTTTTAACTTTTGCCACTGTTGCTCTAGCATCAGCAGGAGTTGCAAACTTGATTCTAACCGTGTCTTTAGGGTTTTCATCTGTGTATAATCTTCTACCTGTGCCTTTTGGTTTTTTACCCGTGCCGACTTTTGGGTCTTTACGTTTCTTCTTAGGCATTATTTATAGCCACCGCCACGTTTTTTATACGTTCTTACTAACCATCCATTTGCATAAGCACTTGGATAAACTTTAAATTTCTTTTTAGCTTCTGCTTTTACTCTAGCGTATAAAGCAGGATTAGTAGGCGTAGCACCTTTCTTTTTAGTTGTTTTACGCTTTGTTGCTTTTTTAGCTCTTGGCATAATATCTCCTTTTTATTAATTCTATCTTTTTTACAATATTGTGTATATATTCACACCTCTACGTTTATTGCACCGTTAGTAGCTACTGATATAGCCCCTAAACTAGATTGTGCTTGTAAACCTTTAGTGCTTTCTGATTCTATATTAATGTTATACCAACCTGACGTAATCCAAACTTGTAACTTGTTAGTGGTTGTATTGAATATTATAGAACCGTCATTAAAATTAACTTTATCTCGTTCCTCTGTTGACAGACTTTCCGTATCAACAGGGTCGAAAGCACCTAAGTTAATCTCTAATATTCTAATTAATCTATTATATAGATTAGAATCTACTTGTTGTTCTTGTGATAACGGTAAGTTTGTTTGTAGAAGTTTAGCCACTATCTACGTCCATCAGGTCTAACATCTAATCTTGTAGCACCTAATCGCCAGCCTGTTCCTGTATTACCCGATACGTTATCATCGTCAGACTCTACTCGTAAAACAATTTGTCTACCTCTAGCTCTTATGTTAGCTTTCTGTGTAGAAGCACCCACAGATGTTGTTGATCTTGTAGTTAATGAATCTCCAGGAAAGTTTCTCGTTTTGGTAACTAAATTAACTTGATTACCGCCTGATGAATTTAAAAACTTAACGTCAGGTATTAAACGACTAATAAAAGTAAACTCTTCTCCATCGCTTAAATCTAAATCAGATGATTCTATAAACACATTAGTCATAGGAGAACCATCGTCATCGAAACCTGTTTCTTGTTCGTATAAGTAATTATTACCTGTAGCTTGAGGATAGTCGTGTACTCCCTCATCTAACCAAGCGTGTCTAACTAATTGTCCGTAAACCCAAGTTTTTTCTTCGTAGTTGAACAAGACATACCTATCTATTTCTGTAGAACTACTTGAAGGGTAGAACCAACCAACCTCACTTTTAGAATTTATAGTAAATGCAAAAACTTTATATATTTGGCTTTTATTTAAATCACCAAATACGTAGTTTTGTACGGCACACGGTAATTTATTTACAGCTCCGTTATAGTAGTAAAAGTTTTCATAACCCATCCAAAACACACCGCTTGGTGTAGTTATTGCACCCTTCGGTGATGCTAATCCTGAGTTTTCATTTATAAGATTAACTCCAAACGTAAACGGAGGTCCGATAAACTGCATACTGTATAAAGCGGTATCTGTATAAATTAATATTTCTTGTCTACCTTTTACTGCACCAACTATTGTTGATCCTGCAGAGAGTTGTAATGAACCTGCAGTATTAGTAGATAAAGACTCAAACTCTAATAAATTTTCTTGGTCTGAAAAAGCAATCAACATAGAGTCTACAGCTCCAGTCCTAGCAGTGCCTGCGTTATTAATTGGGT